CATCTTGAAACTCTTGATTGATTTTGCGGATATTGAAAGGCTCGACGGCATGGAAATAATAACCATGTTCATCAATTTCCCCCTCGATACCAGTTGCCCACGATAAGAAAACAGCTTGTTTACACGATGGGCAAGTGATAGCCTTGCGATGCGCCCCTATCTTGACTACTTTACAATGTCCACAAAATGGGCATTGTAAATCTGCTTTAACTCTATTCATCTTATTCATCCTCAAACTTTACAAACGTTAGCCAGTGTGTGGTGCCTCTTTGCTGACCAAATAAGGGCTCGAATGGTATCACCTCTAGTAATTTCTTTACATTTATCTGAGAATCAGACCATTTAAAGACTAGTGTGCCTCCAACTTTTAGAACTCTCATACATTCTTCAAAACCTTTGGCCAAATCTTCCGACCAGGTAACTTTATCCAACTGTCCATACTGAGCTTTCATGATTGAGTTTTTACCTGCCCATTTTAAATGAGGTGGGTCAAAAACAACCAAATTAAAAGTATTATTTTCAAATGGCATGTCACGAAAATCACCGATAACATCCGGGGCTACGTTGACCTTTTTCCTATGTATCTCAAACTTTTCTTGTCTGATGTCCATGAAAGTTGTATGACTCTCATTTTTATCAAACCAAAACATTCGAGAACCACAACACGCATCTAGTATTCTGATTTTCTCCATATAATTATCCTCCTCATCCTAATCCAACGGTACAAGTCGTCTTGCTCTGTTTGGGTTCGTTCGCCTCTTGTAAGTTGGCGTGTTGTAATAGTGTATTGTTTCTATTTTTACATTAAACTGTCGGGCTAATTCCTTTACAGTACCCATTCCCAACAGTTCATCGCCTTTGTAGAGGGCGTACTCCTTTTCTAGCATGATCATAGGCGTTTAAAACGGCAAATCATCATCACTGATATCCAATGGGTTTGTCGGTCTGCCAAATGGATTGTTATCACGGGTGAAATCAGGAACTGGATTTGTTGTGTTCCCCTCAAAGAAACTACCTTGTTGCCCGTAACCATTTCCATTTTGGAAATTGTTCCCTGTGTTATTTCCGTTTTGGAAAGAACTGCCCTGGTTGCTGTAACCCTGTTGTTGATAACCGCCATGATGATCTTGATGGCCTTGATTATTTTGCTGACTGTTACGACTTTCTAGCAATTGGAAATTACTAGCAACAACCTCTGTGACATAAACACGTTGGCCTTGCTGGTTATCATAGCTACGTGTTTGAATTACTCCTGTAACTCCGATAAGAGAGCCTTTTTTAGCCCAATTAGCAAGATTTTCAGCTGACTGTCTCCAGATAACACAATTGATAAAATCAGCCTCACGCTCTCCAGCCTCGTTCTTAAATGGACGGTTTACAGCAAGAGTAAACGTAGCAACCGCAATATTAGATTGCGTGTATCTCAGTTCAGCATCTCTTGTAAGTCGCCCTACTAAAACAACGTTATTTATCATCCTTTACCTCCATCGCCTCAACATCTGTAACAATCACATCATCAAGACTAAACTCATCCCATAGTAACGATGACATTTTTACAGCAGCCATATAGTAATTTTCAGCCTCAACTACCATCCCTAAGTCTAGGTTATCCCGTTTAGCCGATACATAATATTTATTTTGTGCCATCTTGCACCTCCTCTAAATCAGAAGATTTAACAAACACACCATCCACCATCTTTCCTTGACGGTCTTTGATTTCATTCCATGCAAATTCAAGGCACTCTGTCAAAGTCAAATCAAATTTCTTAGCAACAAACACCAGATAAATAGCAATGTTACGGCTACTTAACTGAATTTGAGTGCGTGCGTTAATGCGATTTGTATTAGTTGAAACATCAACCAAACCACGCGCAATCAACCCAATTTCATTAGCAATGTGCAAGTACAGTAACTCTACTGACCACTGATCTACATAATGAAAGTTATGCTGTCCGTTCTCATCTGGATTGAGAGACAAATGGATTTTAGAAAAGTTCATCTGTTGAGCTAGGATAGTCAAGACAACCATCATATCGCCAACGCTATCAGATATCTTTTCCTTATCCTTTCGTACTGTCGCACCATTGAGCTCCCCCCACTCTTCATTGAGTTTGAGCATTTGAGATAATGGGCTTGCTTTGTCAAGCTCCTTAGCTGTTGACCAACCTTTTACATTTTCAATCAGTTCATTAAATTTCATTGTGCATACCTCCTGTTGCAATATTCACGTTCTAAGCTATCTAGCCCCACTTTTAAATACTCGATAGAGTAGATAGCAAGGCTTTTCTTTTCAATTTGTGAGAGAGGCCTGTTAGCCTCCTCAAATTCTAAAATAAGTTGATACTTTCTAAATTCCACCTAACCCTCCAAAGTTTCAAAGCTGATAAAGTTATCCTCAAGCCATTCTTGCAACTGGTTAAGCTGAGATTTTCCACCATGCAATGTCAAACGCAAGTTAATTGTTAAAGGTTCGCTTGGCTCAAATTTTGCCACCTCTCGCACGTTATTTTGTGATTCTGGTGTAATTGTACCCTGCTCCAAAATCTCGCCTGTTTCAGCATCGTAAGCCTTGATATTCGCATTTGCATTTTCTTTGGCCAATTGTTCAATCTCTGCAAGTCGTTCAGCTTCTGCTTTTGCTTGGATTTCTTTCTGCTCTTTGCGTGCAATCTCAGCATCACGATCAGTTTTCATCATCTTGAAAATATCAACAAGACTCTTACCATCTTCAAGATGTCTGATATAGCTGTCAGCTGGCAAATCGTACTCTTGAGCTAGTTCTTGGATAGCTTGCTTGTTGGCCTTGTATTCTTCCAGGGCATCAAATTCTGAAAGCACCAAGGCATCCATTTCATCAAGTGTTGTCTTTTTCAGCTCATACTTGCCTGTTTTAAAATATTTCTTGAGGCTGTACTCATCGTATTTGTCAGCGAATGTGGATTTTTCAATCCCTGCAACCATACACTTATCCTCAAATGTGGCACGCACGACATCCACGCGCATCAATCGTTCATGTTCATCAATCGCATTAAGTCCTGCTGTGATGTTTGCAATGACATTATCCAATGGCTCAACTGTTTTCTTGTACCACTTCTCAAATTCCTTGTAAGGATTATTGATGTTGTTTTTAATTTCCTTACGTCGAGTTTCCAGTGCCTCTTTTAATTTATTTAGGCGTGTACGCTCATCATAATCAACCTTGTAAGTGGATGCAGTTACCTCATAATTTGTGTACTGTGCAACGATTGCTGCAAGTTGTTTCTCCACGCTATCATAATCAACATTGATTACTGCAGGTTGGAAATCTACCTTAATTTCTGTCAAGCTATTAGTTACATCTTTTACCATGTCTTCGTTCTCCTAGTCTGTGAAAATTTTGATTTTACTACCTGATGATGAATGTCCAAAACATAAATTGCCATTATCACAAATTAAGGCAAGTTCTGTTTTTGATAAATTAGGGGTATTCTTGTAAATCTCATACAGTGAATTCCCGTAACCACCACCAACTCGACCATATACAACATCAACGGTTTCTTGATCTTGTTCATTCATTTTGTCGTAATTCCATTTGTCCTTGATGATATATTTCTCTTTCAACTCTTTTAGAGCTGAAAGATTAGATTTATGTTTTTGACTTTCGTTTTCTGTGAAAGCCCATGGCGAATAAATTTTATTTTCAGTCATGTCTTATACTCCTTGTTTTTCGTATGCTTTTTGAATTTGTTTAGTGAGATATTCCATCACTATGTTATAGCCATCAACTGGCACTTTGTGGAAATCGTCTATTTGGTACTTGCTCAATACAAAATTTGCAACTGTATCAAATGGCGCTCCCTTAATCGTCGCAAACTCTTCAACGTTCTTGATGATTTCTTGATACTGAATGTTATCAATGTACCTCACTTGTTGTTCTTGGGCTTGCTGGTTGTTTGGTTTCTGTTGCTGATTAGTTTGCCCTTGTTCTTGGCTTTCTTCTACTGGATACTCATCAATATCTTTTTCACCAATCGCAAACAACCCCTGCAAGGCATATTTTCGAGCATAAGAGCTGACTGCACCTGTCCATTGCGGATCTTGCATTTGTTTAATCTGTCCTTTTTGGGTATTAAATACTGGAACTGGACTCATTTCAGCGTATGCTGTTGATTGGTACCTCTCGTCTGTCTCATCATTAAAAGCTACGGCTGTTGCTTTTACAAAGATTTTTCCAACAAGCTCAATGAGTTCATCAGTTACGATTACAGACCAATCGCTTTTTAGCTCTTTAAAAGTTGTATAGATGTCCTCGGCATTTCTAAATGCGTACTTTACATCTTTTGATTTCTTTTTTTCTAATTGCATTTTTTGTTGCAACTCTGGGAAAGTTAAACTTGCCATTTTCCTCCTCCTGTAAAAACTCTGTAATTCCCTTATTATCTATAAGGATGAGTTTGTTATTTGTTAGTAGTTATTATTAGTTAGTGCCGTTAGGCTCAAGATTGTTGTTTTTTAGTGTGCGCTAGCACTACATTGTTATATATTGGTACTTGTTGTATAGTTAGTACTTATTAGTAGTGGAATT